GCCATTTACTACTGATATATGTATCATCAACTGATACCTTCATACCAAGCGCTTTATGTGCTTGGAGTTTATCCATAAGATATCTTATGGAAGTTGTCATGGTGACTTCATCATCACCAACTGCAGCCCATATAATTTCTTGTAATGGGTTATCTCTTATTGCTATTTCATGAGCAATAATATGACAGCATGTTAGGATTACCTTTGTAAAAGGGTCACCCATCATGCATCCGGAACTGGTTGTAAACCAGTATTTGCCCTTATGGAATACTTTCCTAGGGGTAGTTAGTGCTTTAATAACACGTTCTAGATACCATTTTGGTATCCCTAAGATATCTCCGATTGCTCGGGTTATCTTTTCAATTACTTCAAAAGAGAGGTAATCTGTTGCAGTCTCCCAATCAGTTGAGAGTCCATATACAGGTTGTTCAGAATAGAACAGCCATTTAAGATCAGGGTTTGATGGATTCAAACTCTTACAAAGATTCCAACCGTGTCGGTTGGCAGAAACTCCACTTCTAAGTTCTTTGAAGTGGGATAAGAAGTCTAAGCAGACTTTATTAATTGGAGCTAATAGCTCTGAATGGGTGATATCGCTCACCGTGAGGATCCGGGCTTTATAGCCAGGTTCTAGAATGGCCGTAACTCTTACGTCCATAACTGTTTCCTTAGCAAGAATGCTATGGAAAAGATACTCACCTACATTAGTAAGTGTTTGATTAATTTGGATTTCTCCAATTATTTCTCCAGTCCCGAGATTAAATCTTGGGATTGGTTTATTTGACACTAGTTGTGCTAGTGCCTCACACTTACCCCCTTTTGACCGGGGGTAGTTAAAATCTCCATGAGTGGAGAAGAGTAATTTTGCTTTCTTTTGAATTGAAGCAATATCGAATTTCTTAGTCTTTATGAAAGACTTAAGAAGTGTTTTAACATCTATGGATCCCATAGGTGTTGGTTTTCTAGAAACAACTTGTTTCCAGTCTTTTAAGGATTTCTCCTGTAATTCAGCTGTTGGTAACCCAACGCATCTAGTCTGAGTTATTGTCATAACTCGAAAAGCTTGTTCCTTTGTTTTACAAGGAACACAGGTTCGGAGGAGTTCCTCCATGAATAGAGGGGCTTGTGAGCCCCATTTCTCCCTTCTGATAACATCAGCCGGGATTTCGGAAAATATATATTTTCTTAAAAGTTTCTTAGTCTTCTTGAGAAAACTAAGATATTT